ACTACTCTGATCCGACCCCATAGATTTGGTGGGCTACTTTTAACCGCCAAAATGTATGTGAAGCATTAAAAATAGTTAATTTCGCCCTGCATTAATTAGAACGGAATATCATCAGGAAGTCCAGCCAATCCTGCACCACTTGTAACAGGATTACCAGCTCCTGATTGTTTTGGTTTAGGTTCAAAAAAGGATATCCAGCCATCAAATCCCACAGGCACGGCTTCCATTTTCATAGACAAACCATTGGAGGTTTCAAATACAGCACCTACTTTGACCCAGTTAGGCTTTTCCTCGCCTTGTGCGTTTTTATATGTGCCTACTCTTGCTTTTGCTTCATACTTTAATGCCATTTTGCTTCCTTTCGTATATAGAAATTAATTCTTGCTCAACTTCAGATAAAAACTGCACCACTTCCAATTCCATATTTTTAATATATTCCTCATCCCGTGGAACTCGGATACAGAAAAATTGGAATTCATCAGGCAGTCGGGGATCAAAACTGACAAAATCTGTCCATTCCCGTTCCGCCACCCACATTTGCATTTGCATTTGCGGATAATATTTAGTAGGTGCTTTTTGTGCCTTTAAGGTTTGCAGGTGCGTTTTGGTGTGAGGGCATTTAATTTCTAAATTGCCATCCGTTCCAATTAAACCATCAGGGCTTGCTCCTACCCATTTAATAGTAGGATGTCGGATAAAGCCTGTTTGGTCTACAAAGTTACCAGTATTAACTTCATAAGCCATTCGGGCTTGCGCTTCGGTATCAATGCCATGTTGCATAGCATCATTAATATATCCGCCTTCCTCTATATCGTTTGTAATCCTTTGGGTTACAAGCTCCCACCTATAATCTTCACGAGTTTTTGCTTCACCTGATTTGATTTTGGCAAGAACATCGGCTACTCGGCTGGCGGTTACATGACCTAACCTTTCCAATTTCCATTCTATTGTGCCTTGTTCGGTCATCTAGCTTCTTTCAAAAGGATATACCTAGCCCATTTTTTACCTTCGGCTTTTTCAATAATGGTAAAAATATCGTGTCCTTCCGTTTTAAGTTTAAAAATGACATCGGCTAATCGTGTAATATGAAAGTTAGTAATGGCATCCCATGAAGTGATCCCCCTTTTTCTTTTTTTCTTTAGCCAAACCAAAACTTGCTCTTTTTGCGTTTTCATTCTTTGCTCCTTTCGTTGATAGCATTAGAAAAACGATACCTTCTCCACTTTGCTTGATATCTTGGATCCTCACTAGGAGGTTCAAAACCTAACCTTTTAAAAGTTTCCAATACATTAGTTTTATTAGAAGGAATATATTTATTATCAATATTTAATAATCTAAGTATTCTCATTTTCTAATTCCTTTTTGCGTAATTCTTTAGCATCATTAATGGCTTTTAAAGCATCAGGATATTTTTTACATTGGTTATAAACCAATCCAAAGGTTGCTTTTAACTCATCTAAAGTAGGGCAATTTTCTATTGCTTCCACCATACGAGCTATATCATCAGCTTCTAGGTTCTCGGAGGGCAAATCCTCACCGCTGTATATGTATAACCCGATACCAAAGCAAGCAATACACTTGGCTAAACACCGCATCATCGCCTTATTAACGGCTACCGCATCGGGATTTTTTACGGCTTGATTTCGGTTATCCATAACAGGTAGGTGCATTTGCATGGTTTTTTCAAACGCATAAACTGTGCAGGACACCATAAGGGTTTCCCCGTAACTGATTGGATCATTAAATGACCAAGTGGCTTTAGGATCATTTTGTAGCAATGTATCTACAGCCCAACTCCAAGAAAGGTAGGATAAGCCGTTTTTCTTTTCTATATGCTCGCCTACATTTATAAGGCGTAATTCGTCAAAGGTTTTCATATTTTGTCCTTTTCTATAATTTCTTCCAAAAAACATTCTTTTACATCAATACAAGCATCGGGCAAATTGTTATAAAGCTGTAATTGACTTATTTTTTCCCATGCCATTTTTTCTGAATCCGCATGAATATGATAAGTAATTTCGGCATTTTCAACAAAAACAAATGTTTTCATATTTTGTCCTTAATCTTGTATTTCGGAAGTTGCTTGTGCTTTAGCAAAGGATTCCATGTAATCGTATGTAATCGACCAAATTTTTCTGCCAATTTCCTCAAAATTTCTTAAGTCTAGGCATATTTGTAAATCTTCGGAAGTTTTTACATCCAATTCGCTTAATGCTTCCGCTATGTGTCCCGAATCCCACGGGGTATATTCGGGAGTTTTCATTAAATCGTGGGTTCTTGCTTCGATTTCCTCGATTAAAATGTCATCATCTTCGGGTTCATAATACGCATCGTGTCTGCTCATTCCCATTTTAAAATCCTCCTGTTTGCAGGATATAAATGGTCATTAAAAAGACCGATATTGCAAAACCAAATAAACCGCCTATTAAAAAGTCTTTCATGTTTTCTCCTATCGTGTTAGGCTTTAGTGCCTATAAGTATTATATTCATTCCTAGAAAGGTGTAAACTTTTTTTTATGTTTTTAACAATACCTTATCCACCTAGCGTGAACAGCTATTGGGGCTTTCAAGGACATAGACGATTCCTAACTAAAAAAGCTGTGGACTTTAAATCCGAAGTATCCAACGCTGTCATAACTCACAATATTCCTAAACTAGGTCAGGAACGCTTGGAAATCGAGATCAAGCTCTTTCCAACCGACAAGCGAGTGCGGGACATCGACAATTCTATTAAATCGTGCCTTGACGCTTTATGCCAAGCTGGAGTATTTGATGACGATTCTCAAATTGATGTACTTATTGTTAATCGAGGTGAAATTGTTAAGGGTGGTAAAGCGGAAATAAAGATAAAAGTATTGTAATATTCCGTTCCTCGTTGTAATATAATTTTTGGAAAGGCTAGGTTCATTACCGAAAAGTCGCCTAGTCACCGACCTGCCATTTCCTTTTAACGACTACCTTTGACAAGGACTTTATGCACTATTTCCAGTTTGAGATAAAAGAGTGGATTTCTAATACCGCTCACCTCACCTTAGAGGAAGAAGCCGTTTATCTCCGTTTAATAAATTATTATTACGATTCGGAACGCTATATTCCAAAAGATATACCGCTTATCAGTCGTAAATTAAGAATATCAAATCAACAAGTTACAGAAAGCATTTTGCATGAATTTTTTACAGAATCTGACGAAGGTTATATCCACGACCGCTGTGAGCTGGAGATTACCAAATACAGAGCTAAATCAGAACAAGCTAGCCGAGCAGGTAAAGCATCAGCCGAAAAGAGAGCCAACGCCAGCTTAACGCCCGTTCAACGCCCGAGCAACCAATCATTAATCATAAATCAAGAATCATTAATCAAGAATCATATAAAAACTAACCCTATTGCTCCTAAAGTCGCTATTCCTATTGGTGTTTCTGAAGATTTATGGAAAGATTTTTTAACATTAAGAAAATCTAAGAAATTACCCGTAACGCTTACAGCTCTTAAAGGTATTACAAGAGAAGCAGAAAAAGCTAAAAAATCCATTTCAGAAGTTTTACAAATATGTTGTGAAAGAGGTTGGGGAGGTTTTAAAGCCGAATGGCTTATGGAATCTCCAGTCAAAGCAGGATCGCCAGTAGTAAAGCAAGATTGGCGAAATAACGATGGTCTTATGTTAGCCAAAGCATCGGAGCTAGGACTTCATACAGTAGGTTTACAAAGGTTCGAGATTATTAACAAGATAGATGCCACTTTAAGGAGCAGAGGTTTATGAAAAAACGCACACAAATGACAAAACAAGACCAAGCCAAAGAAAAATTGGAGTTGGAATTAGATATGCTAAATGCTAGATTGACTTGGCATAGACGATTAATTAAAGACGCTTGGTGGATTCTTACCGATGTCCAAGAACATGAATTAAACGCAGAGCCACATATCCAAGCGGTTGTAATGATGCTTTCTGATATTGCAGTTGATTACATGGATGGAGAAAAATAATGGTCGGATTATTGGTGGCTTTTTTCTTATACCACGGCGAAGCTCATTGGATTTGGTGGGTTATTTGGGCAATTATTGAACTTGGAGAATTGGCAAATTTTGTAAGGAATCATTAATGAAAAATGAACCAGTAGCGTGGACAGATGGCAAAGGTAACTATTTTGATAAAAATAGTTTTTTTCCTTTTGATGACCTTATTCCACTTTACACCCATCCAGCAAAGACACTAACAGATGAGGAAATAATTGAAATTCGTGATTCTTGTTATGTGGAATCTGGACTTGATGAGTGGGAATATTGCGACATTGAATTTGCTAGAGCAATACTAAGAAAGGCACAAGAAAAATGAACATTTGTCTTTTGCCTGATACTCGGAAAATGGCTATAGATGCGATTAACAACGCACCTGACGGCTCGATTTTGGAAATACGGGAATCTAATAGGACTAAATCTCAAAACAGGTTCTATTGGGAGTTACTGAGTGCAATAGAAATGCAACTGGTGAACGAGGGCAGGAGATATAGAGCAGAAATATGGCACGAATATTTCAAAGCAAGATACCTTGTGCCAAAAATGATGGAATTACCTAATGGTAAACTCAAAGAAGTGGAACGCACCACCACAGATTTGTCAAAAAAAGAATTTTCAGATTATATTGAACAGGTCATGGCTTTTGCATCCGAACATGGTGTAATTAACCTAATGGAGCATCCACGATGAAAATACCTATACCTTTTTTTGGCTGGTTAGTTATTACAGGAGATGATGATATGACCACTTTTACAACGGAAGATAGAATGATGGCAGAAATTGATTACGATTATGCGGGACCACTCCTGCGTTTGAACGCTTTAATAAAAACATATCATCAATTAATGACTAAAAAAGAATTTCAAAAAGCCTTTGAAGTTTCTTGTGTAATTAAGGACACCGCAGAAGAAGTGGAAGCCGTTACACAAAATTTTGTAAATAATCCTTATGGCTTCTAAACTTGAAAAAGAACATTACAAAAAAGTTGCTGAATTGGGATGCTCATTATGTAGGCATCAAGGCAATGAGGGAACGCCAGCAGAATTGCATCACATTAGACGAGCTGGTAAACGAAGTAATGCCCCTGTTATCCCCCTTTGTCCATACCACCATAGAGGATCAAATACCAGTATTCACGGAATGGGTAGAAAGCAATTTGAGCAAACCTATCAAATCACCGAAGAAGAATTATTGGTACAAACCGAAAGTTTAATTAATGAGTAGTAATTTAATTATCTTGACAGGGATTATTTACGCATATATTTGCGCAGAAAGTTGCTGGAAAGGTAATTTTGGATTGGCTTGGATGTATTTTGGCTATGCCGTTGCTAATTACGGAGCCTATTTAATGGCTACAAAATAACAAATTTGTTACTAATAGGTATCAATTTTGTCTAGTAATTACAACTCCAAAGGATCAAATCCTAACTCGGTGGCTACCATTTTGCACCTTCTTCTAAATTCTTTACCATGATGCGCCCATTTGTAACCTTTTAAGCGGTAAAAACTCATGTGGACACATTCATGGGCTAAGGTAGTTAAAGCGGTATAAAGGTGTCCGCAACGAGCCGATGAAATGGTAATGGTATGTTCATAATCTCCTCCTGTATCGTGCATATATGTGCCTAACGCATCTTTGTCATCAGAAATTTCAAATTCAATTTCCTCAGGCAACGGCATTTTCCATTTAGAAAATGGATAACAACAATAAAGCGTTGAATACAAATTACGGACTATTTCGGGTGTCAATTTCATGCCATAATGCCTTTATGCGTTAAACGGAATGAATTTTTCCTCTAAATTCCACCTCATCTTGTCCGCAGACTTGTACAAGTTCAGGCATAAGTAATCTACCACGATCAAATGTCAAAAGGGCAAAACCTGAACGCCAATTTTTAGGGTTGTCCTCGGTGTAATCAAGGAATTGGTCACCATTTGGATCGGCTAAGGTGCCTGTTTGGACACCATAACGGGTTCCACCATTTTCAGAAAAAGCTGGAGAATAATCGGTAAATGGCTGAACGGCTAATACATGGGTATGACCTGTAACAATATTAACTCCGCCTTGCACCGTATTGTTGTGTCCTGCGGTGTAGCCACCTTTCCATCGGTGTTTTATTACAGTATCGGTATTAATCCAATATGACCAGCAAGGTTTCCACAAAGGGAAATGGTCTTTTAGGGTAAACCCTTGCACACCTTCATATTGTCCAATTTGGTTGGATAGGAAGGTTTCAAAACGGGCATCGTGGTTACCCAATGTCCATATTAATTCACCGCCTCTATTAGCCTTTTCAATGCCTTCTAAGTAGTATTGGCAGGCTTCCAGTTCCTCTTTAATAGTTGGGGCAGAAGCCCACGAAATTCTTGGATGTCTGCTGGCGGTAGTTCCATCAAAAGCATCGCCGTTGCATACGATTACGGAAGGTTTAAACTCTTTAATGGTTTCCAATAGGGCTTTATAGGCAGTCGTGGTTTCATCGGGGTAAAAATGGGCATCCGAAAATACAACAACCCTGCCTTTTTCCATCTCCGTTCCCCGCCTTGCATGATGACGAGTTTGCAGGAGTTTGGCTTCTACATTTTCTTTTAATTTTTTTAAATCTATTTGAGCTTTCGGTTTATTGTCCTTTGTTTCTAGGACTATTCCATTTTTGTGCTCAATATAACGCCTACGGCGCATCACGGAACGGGCATCAATACCTAATGCTTTTGCCACCAAAGAAGGAGATTGTAATTCCTGCCAAATCCTAATAAATTCATCTTCGGGACAGGCAGGTAATGTCATTATTTCACCATATTTAAAGAATCTTGGCGGACTTTTTCTGATCTTGCTATCCAACCATGTCCGTATATAGGATAAGTTTTTAAGCCTTCATAAAAAGTTTCTTTTGCCATTGTAAATTTTTTAATTACTTCGGCAGGGTCTTGCTGTTGAATCATTTGTAATGTGCGTGGTCCTATAACTCCATCAGGAACGCAACCAATAGCCTGTTGCAAAATCTTAACCGCACCGCCAGCTCCGTGGTTTACGGCAAAATCAAATAAACAATAATCAAGACCGCTAAGAAGTACATCACAATAAGAAGGATTCCAATATTTAATTTTATAAAAAGGAGACACTTTTTCGGGCGTTAGGGCTTGCATATCGGCACGGCTGACAGGATGCCCTAAGTATTCCTCCCAAACGGCTTGAGTAACCCCTAAATTGGTGCAACCAGCCCTTCCATCGGGTAAATGATTGCCACTATCTCTTGGATCATCTTGAAAACCTGCTTCTTCTCCTAACAGCAATCCCAAACTTTTTTGAAAATTATTTAACATTTATACCTATTTGTTCATTAATCCACTTTTGTAGCTCAATTAATTGGAGGGTTGTTTCTGAGCATTGTCCAGCAAGAATTGAGTAGGCGGAGGTTGCATCAGCGAGGGATTTGGCTGAGGAAATGGTGGGCAAGGTACTGCTACTGGATTTGCGCACCCCGTTAGCATAATACTGGCGTAACAAAGCCAATTTCGCATCATATTCATCTTGAATTCCTTTGTTTACAAGAGCTTGCTGTTGTTTTTCAGATTCTACTTTAGCTTCCTGTTGTTTTGCTAGCGTTTCAACTTCATTTTTGTAATTAATGTAGTTTTTATGCTCATAACTGCCATAACCAAAACCAGCAACGGCAATTAGGATCAATCCAGCATAAATATAGGTGCTAATAGGTAATGGAAACATTATTGTGGCTCCGTGTCTTTTTTCATCATTACGGATGCACCGCCAGCTCCCGATACTATACCGAGAGATTCCGCAAGCTCACGGAGACTGACAGCAGTATGAAATACTTGATAACCTGCCAAACAAATGATAGCAATAACACCAAAAAGCCAAGTAACCCGACCAATGTCATAGGTTTCATTATCTTTTCCCGTTAATAAATGTTTGAAAAATTCTTTCATTTATCAGCTTTTTGATCTAATTTATCAAGAATACGCTGTAAAGTTGCTTCTAATTTGTCAAATTTAACTTCTAAATCTACCTTACGAACATAATTCATAGGTAAATCCACTTCAATTTTTTGCACGGATACTTTGAGTTTATCTACGGAATCCCAAATTTGTTTACACCACCAACCGATAGCGACAAAAATGGCAGAGCCAATAAAATTAATAACTGGTTGCCATTCCATGGCTTACTCCTTAACTTCCTCGGGTTTTGGCACTTGTGGCTCACCCTGAGATTTGATTTTAACCATAAGCTGAAAAGCTCCCGATTTGCTCGGTAAATCTCCCAAACTCTCTAAAATAAAATTAACTTCTTCAATTTCTAAATCTAGCTTAATCATGTCTTTTCCTTTATAAAATAACCCAACGGCAACCGCTAGGAACTGTTACTGCTTTACCTGTTGCTACTGTTATTGGTCCTACTGACATAGCGTTATCGCCACTAGGAATTGTATAACTATTAGATATAGTTTTGCTATTCAAAATTAAACCATTTGATGCCTGTATTGCTGGTGCGGACATTTCACCCGTAGATGGGTTGATATTAAATGATGTATTGATGTTTTCTGATGTAATAGTTCCACTTGTTGCTGATGTAAATGGAATATTAAAAGCACTATTTGTAGTGCTGGAAGAAATAGTGATACCTGCGGTAACAGTTGTCCATGAGGTATTTGTTCCATCCGTTGTCAGATATTTACCACTATTTCCTGTTTGACTAGGAGCTAAAGCATTAAAAGCGGCATTTGCGGTCGTTTGTCCTGTGCCACCATTAGCTATATTAAGCGTTCCAGCCAAAGTAATAGCACCAGTAGTGGCTGTGGAAGGAGTTAATCCTGTTGTTCCTGCGGAGAATGTAGTTACACCGCCAGCCGATCCACTTGATGCGGCAGTAATCCTGCCTTGTGCATCTACTGTGATATTGGTGTTGGTATAGCTACCTGCGGTTACTGCTGTATTGGCAAGGGCTATTGTTACGGCTGATGAACCATTATAGGAGCTACCGCTAAGACCTGTTCCAATGGTTAAAGCATTAGCAACACTACCTACACCCGTTACCGAGCTAGGCGCAAGGTTTACCCAATTGGTTCCGTTGTAGCTCAGTAAATTAGCCGAGGCTGGAGAAGTTAAAGCAACATCGCCTAATGCGGATAAATTGCCAGCTCCGATTTGAACAACAGCAGTCCCGTTGTTAATAAATATCTTTTTATCCGCCATATTAACTCCCAATTCACCTGAGGTGAGATTGGAAGTTGTAGGCGTATTGTTAGCGGTATTTGACCGCTTTGGTTTTATTACATTAGCCATTTGGCATCCCTATATTTGCTATATAGCAGGGTTAAAAATTAGAATGTTCCACCATCCACATTAATTGTATATTGAGAGGCACTTGTAATTTGACCTTGTGCATTAACTGCAATTTGCATTGTAGTTGTGCCATCGGTAGTCCCGTATGTTCCTGCGGTAACTGCCGTATTAGCCAAAGCAACAGTAACTGCGCTTGATCCGTTATAGCTTGTGCCACTTAAACCAGTTCCGATTGTCAAAGCAAATAGGCTATTTCCTAATGCCACGCCCGAAATGGTCGAATTGGTTAATCCGCTATTAGGAATGGTTGAATTAATTTGGCTAGGAGCAATACTAATTGATTGTGCAGATAACGCTGTAAGCTGACCTTGTGCGTTTACTGTTGCACTTAATGACTGGCTTGCGCTTCCATAAGAACCAGCGGTAACGGCAGTATTTGTAATGCTAAATACTCCGCCTGATAAAGATAAGCCTGTGCCTGCGGTATAAGTTCCTGCACCGCTAAACTGAGCCCAAGTTACAGGGGTTGTTCCTAATGTGCCTCCCGGATCAACGGTACATACCCAACCAGTATCGGACTGAGTTGTCCCTTTTTCCACAAATACAAATGCGGAAACCAATTCATTCCATGTTGCCGCATCGGAAGTTCTTGTCCAAACTGTTGTCTGAACATTATAAATACCGTTGGCAGAAGGGGCGGCTTGGTTTTTTACCAATACTCGGTCTCCAGCCACAACTGTTACTCCGTCAATGGTTTGACCGCCAACCAATGTAATAGTAGTAGTTGTAGCGGCTACAACGGCAGATTTAACATTCAAGCCTTGTGCAACGCTGTCCACATAATTTTTAGTGGCGGCATCTTGCGCATTAATTGGATCAGATAAAGAGGTAATTTTGTAATTACCAAAAGAAACATCACCAGTAGGTGCAGATAAGTCGCTAATGGAAGCTACCGCACCTGCTGTGGCACGACCTTTAGCATCTACTGTAATCTTGGTATAAGTGCCTGCGGTAACGCCTGTATTGGATAATGTGCCTGTTCCAGTTACATTGGATGTTCCGTCAAAAGAACCTGATGTATAAGCAAGGTCTCCAGTAATGGAAATGGTGCGACCAGTAGCCAAAGCCGTAGCCGTTCCAGCCAAACCTGTAATAGAACCGCTAATAGTGGAGCTAAAGGTTTTTGTTCCGCCAATAGTCTGAGCAGAGGTTAAATCTACAAATGCGCCATTACCAGCAATAGGAATAATAGAGGTAGCAGAACCGCCTGTGCCACCTGTGCCTGTTCCGTAATACAGAATATTAGTCTGTTCATTGAACGCCATTTCAGCGTTTGCCAATGAAGAAGGAGCACCAGCACCACCGCCATTAGCCCGTCTTTTGATTCGTATGGTATTGCTCATTTAATGCTCCTAAAAGTTTCCGCCATCGGCTATTTCAAGTTGATTTACATTTATCCATTCGTTACTAACAAACATAAGCGCATCAAAGTTTTGCGCTCCAGTAATAATAACTGGATAACCACCAATATCTGTTCCGCCACTTGGTCCTTGTGGTCCTGCTGGTCCTTGTGGTCCTATTAATCCTCTGTCAATGGTAACTTCCGTCTTACCGACTGGAGTAACCTCGACATTTATATTATTTTGTTGAGTAACTGATACATCGGTAGCATTAACCGAAACCGCTATATCGTTTACAGTTCCTTTGGTAATGGATAAGGTTGCCATATCAATTTACCACTCCATCTGATCTAACAAGATACAAAAGGAAAATAATCGAATCTTGGGCTGGATTTGAGCCTACGGCAGGAAATCCAACTTTAATGCGACCACTAAATGCAACAGGATTATCGGCTGAAATATTGAGTTGAGGATCAGTAGAAATGACATTCCAAGCGGTTTCGTCAATAACTAAGGTAAATAGTCCATTGGCATTATCTCGGTTTGTAATAGTCAAACTTACTGGAGCAGGTTCGGGAACATAATCGGCAATATCAAAGGACAAGCCATAGCGAGTATCTTGAAGGTTAGATACATTCCTGCGAATAATTTGGGCATTAATGGTGGCTCCTGTTAAATCAACTGGAACGCCATTGGAGGAAAATACTAAATTCCAAAAGGTTTTTTGACCATATACTAATTCGCCAGCAATACATGGATTGTCAAATCCGCTGACCTGCGTAATGGTATTTTTGCTAAATAATGCCATGATTTATCCCAATTCTCGGTTTTCAGCACTAGGCACTCCCAGTAGCCGCTAATCATGTCTTATTTTATGTATTTATTGTATCAAATTATCCTACTAAAGCAGTAATTTCCGCATCTGTTAGACCTAATTTAGCTAATTTATCCAATGCGGAAGCCTTTGCATCTTTAGCAATTTGTTCCTTTTGAGCATCTAAGGCTTGTAATTCAATTAATTTGGCTTGTGCCTGCTCCATATCATAAGGAACTTCCTTTTCATTAGCGTCATAGGCTATATCGCCACGAATGGTAACAATAGAGGGATTAATAGCAAAAATGGCTGTATATAAATTAATCATGAAGCTACCTCTAAAATAGTCAAATAGGAATTGGAATTATCTCCTGTTACCGTTACATATGATCCATAGGAACTTCTAACTTGTATGCTATAAGTTGTTGAGGATGTTGTGGATGGAGAATCTAAATATTGCAAACTTGCCGTAAAATAATTTGCTCCTCCTGATACTGTGTAACCTACCGTTGTTGAACCAGTTGTTGTAATAATTGATCCATTCCTTGCGATTCCTAATGACATTCCTTTTGCAGAGGCATCAACATAACATTCAGGAATCCACGCAATAATTAAAATTTTGCTAGTTGAGCGAGAAGGTGTAATTGTTGCAGAAAGACCAATATTAACAAACGAAGTGCTATTTGTTTGAAATCCAGTAGTCGCAACTGCACTTAATGCTTGATAAACTTTAGATGCACTAGGTTGAGTTGTAGATGCTGTTCCTGCCTGTGTAGGAAAAGTAATGCCATTTGTTCCATCTAAAATAATGCTCATGCTTTCACCTCATCGGCTGGTAATGGAGTTCCACCTTCTGCAAGGAACTTTAAATATTGCTGATAATCAACATTGTCAGGGTCAAATGGGATGCAAGCACCATCTGTTGTGCGGATTACACAATTTGCAAGTGTACCATCAAAGTTTTTACATAATTTATACATATTAAAGTTCCGCACTTAGTAATAAAACTCCAGAACCAGTAGCGTCAGAGCCAGCTAAAAAAGTTCCTGAAGCAGGAAGTCCACTAAAACCGCCTATTGCAATTCTTCCGCCACCAAAAGTTAAGTTTGCCGATGATACTGATGCACTTGAAGCTGTGTAGTTTGCAGAATAATCATTACCTAAAATGAAACTTCCTGCTGTACTAAAACTTGCTGTCGGAGCAGAACGCATAGTTACTGGGAATGGAAATCTTGCAACAACAGTAGAAGCCCCTGAACTTGCACCACCACCAGTACTCATTTGGTCTGTAACTGTTCTTGCATAACGCTGACACAATGCCAACTCTTGACCATACTGTCTATATTCAAATCCAGTAGCACTACTTCCTACTTCTAGTTGAACACCAGTAATGTAGAAGGTTGCTCCGTTTGTTCCAACTACATTAGTTGAGCCAGTTGTTGCAATATACCAAGCACCAGCCCAAGTATTTGCAGTTCCTTGACGAGTAGAACCTGAACCAAGAGTAAAATATAAATATAACCCTGTAGAATTATCTGTAGCCCAAGTTCCTGTGGTGTCGCCAGCAACAGTAACATTTATTGTTGTCCAAGTATTGGCAGAAGAAATTGTGTAACTAAATGGATAAGACCTGTCTTGCGCTCCGTTGCCAATCATTGCTCCAAAAGTTCCAGTAAGACTTGAATAAACTTGAAAGCTAATTGTTATTGTTTTAGCGTTTGCAGTTCCCCATCCTAAATCGGCAACATTGTAACCTTCAATTTTTTGAGAAATATAAAAATAATCTGTTGAAGTTACTGAATAAGCAGACAATGAAGTAGCACCTAAATATTTAGTAAAGCCTACTGGCGGTGTTACAGAACCAGCATTTTGTTGAACGCTAAATTTAGATGCTTGAGCGGAATATGTTTGAAATCTATCTAAAGTATATGTTCCATTAACTGCCGTAACACTAGCACCAGCATTTCTTTGGTCAATAACCATCGCACCATTAATAATACGATTACGCATTACAGAGCTAATAGGTCTTAATACTCCACCATTTGAATCGGAGATATTATCGCCACCATAAGTAATAGACATTATTTAATCTCCGCTAATTGAGCATCAGTAGGCTTGGCTAATGTAGGATGTTCCCATTTAGCAATATAATCGCCTTTGCCGTCTGAATCGTTTTGTAAAAGGATGGTTCCTTTAAAATCAAAATCTGAATCAGATAAAGAAGGATAAATTGCTTTGATTTTGTCGTATAAAGTCATTATGATGCCCTTATTAAAGAACCATTAAACCAAGTAACATACGGAGCTGGTGTATTTGCAACAATATTTTGTGTTCCAGCACTTGTATAACACCAAATTTCAAAATAATCTGTTGTTCCGTTTGCTTGAACCATAGCAGAAATACCAGTAGAAGTGCTTGCTCCGCTTCCACCACCTATAGAATTACCTCTTAAAAATTCAGAACCATTTTTGTAAATTTTTATTTGATAAAGTCCTGCTGAGGAATTAGCAAAATATGTAGAAGCATTAAATTGATAATATCCAGCAACAGTTGGAGTAAATCTATAATTTGATGTGCTCCAATTATTATTTGTATCATACAAAACACCATCAAAAGCTACTTTAGTATTGGTGTTATTGCTTATAGATTGATTTGAATTAGCCAAAACAACACTAAACGCTGGCATATTACCGCTAACCATAGCGGTTCCAGTAACATCGGGGAATGTGCAAACCTGATTACTATTTGTATTAGGTGCAAGCAGGGTCATAGAACCTGTGCCACTTGCTCCGCCTGATGGAATTATTGAACTCATCTTTTATCCTTATGAAATTACCCAACGCTGACCATTAGGAACTGTAACCGATACGCCTGTATTAATGGTTATAGGACCTACTGATGCCGCATTTTTACCTACTGGAAAAGTGTAATTAGTTGTTACAGTTACGCTATTTTCCACAAAAACCTGATCTCCGCCACCACCTGTTGCTCCACCGCCAACGGATGTCCAAGTTGAGCCATTATAGCCTTCCCATTGTGCAATATCAGTATTAAATCGGAAATATCCAGCTAAAGGAGCAGAATCCCGTTGTGCCGTTGTGCCAGTAGGAATGACCTCTGAACCCGTCAAAGAGGTCAATACGCCTAAATCTACTAAAGCTCCAACCGCAGAATTTGCTCCTGTTCCACCATTAGCAATAGGCACAGTATTTGCCAAAGCAACGGAAGCATTAAGATGCCCTGTGGAATCAACATAATTAGCCAGTTGTGAAAGGTTAAATGCTTGCGTCATACTGGTCCTGTTCTGCTAAAGGTTTGTTGCACCAAAATATTTGCGTTTGTTGTTGGCGTTGTTGTCAAAGTATATTCTCCAGTTCCTACGGAATAATCTACTGTTTCCAGTTGTAGCACACCATTATTATATAGATTAAAAGCATTAGGATCATAGCTAAATGAATAAATAGTTTGTCCTACAACGGTATTAATATCTTCTGTAACTGGAGTGCCATTAGGAACGCCAAGATTATTATTTGTCCATTGAATTACCTGTAAATCTCCTGATGCCGCACCTACAAAGGATATTGTTTGACCTGCAATATTATAATCTTGGGCATTTACAACAGTCCCGTTAAGGAATAGCAATTCGTTACCACTTGTAATGGTAAACCCTGAGCAGGTGTAATTTGACTGGTTTGTTAAAGTTACTGTATTCCTTGAAAAAGAAGCATAAACGCCTGTGGAGGTGTTTGACGATTTCATGGAAATAATTGTAATAATATCTCCAGCGTGTGCGCCGTGCGATAAGGTTACCGAGCTTGAAGCATCTGTATATTCGGTGGAATCCAAAATAAGACCATTTTGGAACACAAAGCATTGACCAACAATATAACCAGCTCCACGGCTTACTGAGAAAAAGGTTTGACCCGATGATGCGGTATATGCGGTCATGGAATAATCAAATACATCGGGAGGCTCAAAACCTACCACACGCCCATAAATATCCACGGTGATAGTGGCGGCAGAAGCGGTTTTGGTATATACACCTGTGCCAAAGTTCAATAATTGCGCCAGCGAGGCTACCACTAAGCCCTGATTGTTATTATTAATAGCAATCTGACCATTTCCTACTGTGGTTGTTCCAGTCTGAATTAATTGTCCAGTCCTTTGGTCAAGGTCAATAATGTTTTCGCCATTAGGTAGGGCTTGCCATATAGATGGATCAAAAGTTGTTGTATCGCTAGGCACATAAGCGGCTGATCCAGCGGCATAGTTTGCAGGACCTGTCGCAAAACTAAATTTTCTGCCTGTCCGATTATTAAATAAAAGGTGGTTATTTGTGCCAAAGGTAGGATTGGCTAAATACCATGTATAAGCCGAAGGAGTGCCATTTACTGTGCTATTTGTTTGGTTTACAAAGCCGTAATAGGACTTTCCAGTAGGATCAAAAGAAAAGCCTGATCCAGTAATGGTATTGGCATAGGCTACCGATAAATACCTGTTGCTATATTGGAAAGTGGTTGGTCGCCATTGTAATACTGCTGAAGCTGGACTATAAGGTGAGGTAGAAATGCTATTTACCATTCTAGTAAAGAAATACCAATCACCTGAAGGAATGTTGGCAAGCGTTACTGGTGGAGTGGAAGCATTATTTCCGTAGGGATTACCATTTGGCTGGATTTCAGTTGTTCCAGCAAGCATTAATTGGCTGGATGTGGGCGTTGGATAAGCTGAATACCATACCTCTGCATATTGGGTAATACCAGCACTTGAAGTGGTTACATTTACCTGAAAAGATGGAGATGCAATATTGGGCTGTAAATTGCTAATAGTAGGAGCAGGAATCGTTCCGAAGATATTAGGAAGCGATAAGCCAGTATTGGGTGGTGGTAAATACTGGGTAATCGAAGCATCGTTGTAAACGCTAGGATCATAGGTTTGCAGGATTAAAGCAATAGAAATAGTGCCATCAGAAGCAAAATTCTGCTCCACTTTTAATATTCTGAATAATTTGGCAGTCCATCCATAATTAACATTGGTAATGGTTACTACATCACCAGCTTCCAATTCAAGACCAATATAATTTACGGTGCATTGAACTTGGATATCCATTCGAGCCGCTTTTAGGAAGCGTGTAGCTAATAATTGCGCTTGGACATTATTATTTACTAATGGAAGTTTGATAGTTTGCTTATTTTGTGGCTCATTTGGGTAAAGCAAGGCAGGATCAACGACCGAAAGGTCAATGGTTGTTGAATTAAATGAGCTATTAAGCGTTAAATCAGGATATTGGCACTCCGCCACATTATAAGTGTTGGAAATATCCAACGAAGTTATCTGAATGGTGGAAACAATATTGCTATCGTTAATATCCATAGCAACAGAATAAGCTGGAGTTTGGACAATAACTCCCCATTTTCCGTAAATTTCGTTGTATTTAAGTAAACAATCACAACAGCTTGTCATATCCTGCAAATTGGTCAGGATATTTTGGGTGGTATCAATCGTTCCATTGAATTTAAAACGAGGTTGAGTTTGTGGATTACCTAAATAATTATTAAATGTGATGGATTGGTTGCAATAAGCGGTTAAAGCATTAAGACTATCAATATCAATTTGGCTGGTTGGAACAGCTCCGCCATAAACATCGCTGGTTAAATAATCCAAAATACAGTCGCCAGCATTATTGCGTGGATTTAAAATTTCAAACTGCGTTTGTTGAATACTGGTTACATTGGCTTGTTGGTTATAGGTTAAATGAACAATAGCAAATACTGTATTGCTCATTAATTTGGAATTATCCCAAGTATAAGTAAGCCCTGAGGCTTGCATTACGCTAATTGCAGATTGGGAAGTATTTAAACCAGCGTAGGAGCCGTTGTTATATAGGTAGATATTCAAATAGCCATTAATTGAGGTATCCACCAAGCCAGTCGAAGGGTCGGTTAATCCAGTTACCGATGTGCCATCTAAAGTAACCTTTTTACCGCCGTAATATATATCTCCGATGGCTATAGCATCCGAACCGCCTCCAGTTACCTCGCATAACGCTAAAACATAATAAAGTTGTTGGTTATCCGATGAAATGGATAAATCAATAATTGTTCCACCAATAAAAGTTGTTCCATATACCACAGGCAGTTTATTGTTTGTAGCTGGAGGAACTTGTAGATTTGTGCCAGTATTAAGCTGTTGCTGTCCGTTACTTTGAGGTTGTTTTGGTGCGGTTAGTGCGGAAACAACGGAAGAAGCCATCATGGTTAAACCCATAACGACCAATTCAGGTTGTCCAGTAACAACGCCTACTACCGCTACAACTGCGCCGATTACCGCACCAATTACGCCACCACCGCCTCCACCGCCCATATTAAATTACCCAATTATGTCCAGCTTTTTTTAATCCAAGTCTTTCAAACTTGACCTCATTAATGCAGGTAAAGCATACATCAGCCACTTCACCTTTATCCTTCATTTCATCACCAATTTCTAGGAACTTATTAAGTAATTCCATTGAAATCCGTTTTGATAATCCATACCAAACTAATTCTTGCAAAATAAACACATTCCGAATCCAAAAACTTGACACTTTTGCCGCTATTAATAACCCTTTATTGTTTTCATCTATCAGAATAAAACCTGCTCCAGCCAATATAGGTATTAATTGTTTTTTAGCAAACTCCCTGTCCCAAGTTTTTGAATCCCTATACGAATCATTTGGATGCTTTACGCAATAATCCTGTAATAAATCGCATATTGTTTCTAAATCAAATTTATTCGCTTGTCTAACCATTTTTACCAAATGCGTATGTAAGAGTTGAAATTGTTGCCACCCGATTCATAGAGGTATCTCCACTATGGAAAAACTGCCAGCTAGGATCGTTTGTAAACCTTCCAACTATCCTATTTTGTAATATCATCTGAATATTTGCCGCACTTACTGTAATAGTGCCTACATACATACGCACTTCTTCCATCCATTGTTCGCCAATGTTGAAAGTATTAATAAATCCATAAAAATATTGGTAAAGTCCACCGCTACCGCCTGTGGTAATTAATGTGCCATCGGTGTTAAAAAACCCCTTCCACATGGTAATTTGTGCGCCTTTAAAGTTATTTCCCAAAACTTCACCAAGTAACGCCGTATCAATACCTACCAAAGTAATTGTGGTTTGATTTGCTGTGGATTTAATATCTCGCTGGACTTTACCAATACCTACAAGTTGTCCTAATCCGTCAAAAGGTAAGGAATCTACCGCAGGAACAGTTATAGAATTTGGAGCCGTAGAAAACCGAAAGGTTGCCGTAGGAGTAACAACACGGACAAAATCCGCATATCGAATGTTGTTTGTGTCTTGTATTGGTGTTATTGGTGTTGTCATATTACGGATTCAAAAGCCTTAAACATACCAGTCCAAGATATAAAAGAATCATTGGTCATTGGCACTAAAGTATAAGTAGGATATTGTTGCAAGATTACTGGAAAGGTGCAACCCGTATAAGTATTTCCACCTAAAGCTACCGTTGTGCCATATTGACCTATTACGGCGTTTACAGGGCTTACTAGGACAGTTAATAGGTTGCGATGAACTGGGATAGTAACTGTTGTCCCTGCGCCTCTAAGGACATCCTGCGTGGCTATGTAGGTATAACGACCTACTTGGCAAAAATCACCTGCCTTAACAATTACGGCGGTAGATGAAATACTAGGTAAATTTCCTAATACTAAATTTTTATTAGCCGAAGCCGTTTGCCATTGACAGGAAGCAATTTGCACTCCAGTCATATCGCCTTGATAATTTATATAATTTTGCCAGCCAGTTGAAGCAAAATTTAAGTATTGCTCCATAGATTTGTCAAAATAACGCAAATTAGCCAGTAAATCTCTATTTTGGCTATAAAGCAGGTAATTCATTGGTTTCATTTCAAACTGAAATGGCACAACGGTTACGATTTCGCTTGTAGATATGCGCTGGTTACGGCTAATAGTCTGACCTACAAAGCGTTGGTCATTAATCGTTACTTGTTCCGCAATAGATAGGATGGTAGTTAAATTAGCCATAATTATCTGCTCTGTGGCAGTCCTCTTTGTGCCGCTTGATTAGCCGACCATACAGCCACTTGGTTTCTAGCAAGGAATTGAGTAGCAGATTGAGTATCAATGGCAGACATATTAGCAATATAAGGACCATTATAGGTAACGCCACCGCTTGAGCTATTCATAACACTACTTAATTGATGATTTGGGATAATTGTGCCTGCTGATTTAGGAATAAATAATTCAGGACCATTTTCACCCACGATAGATGGAGTTCCTACGGGTGGATCACCGCCTGATGCAAAACCAGTAATACTAAATATGGATGATGTTCCTGTTCCCATCATTCCACTCATACCAGTAATTGCCTTCATTAATAAGGCTTTTAGGATAATTTTTTCTAGGTCTTGCAGAATACTTGCCGCTAAATCGGAAAAGCTCAGTTTTCCTGTGGTTACAAAGGTATCAATGGCACTATTCATGCTACCTAGCACCGAACTGAACATATCCTGTGCAATTTTGGCGTTATTTCCTGCATCTTCTTTAAACTGGTTAAATGCTTTTTCCCAACCAAATTCAAAGGTGCGTTGAAAATCAATGGTTGCTTGGACTTCTTCTTTAGTTGCTTGAATATAGGTATCACGCAAACTTAAAATAGCGGCTTTTTGTTTTTCGTATTCGGCAATTAATGCTCCACCGCCTTGAGTTCCTTTTGCGGCGGCAATTTGTTTATCAATGGCATCAATCGCTTTTTGGTTTTCATTAATAACCTTATTTATAGCCACTTGGACAGATTGCTGATCCTTAGTTAATGTAAGGAGGTCACGGGCTTGTAACGCCTCTTGGAGGGTCAAATCGGCGTGTTTTTTGTATTCTGCGGTTAAATTCTGAGCTAAACCTAGTTTTTTAGCATTAGCATTAATAATTTCTCGATTAGCGGCAATTTCCTGCTCGGATTTTTCAGAGCCACCCTTTTTAGGATTCAATAAATCTTCTGAAAATTTAGCATCGGCTTCCACCATTGCCTTGATTTTGTCATCGTAGGCTTTATAGGTATCAACAATAGCTCCAAAATTGCCATTTAAGACATTTTTAAGCTCCATTCCTGCCAATTTAAGGGTATCTACTAATCCCACAACAACTGTGGTCGTATAACGGAACAATACGCCTAACACATTAATTACATCGGTAATAAAGCCTACAAAACCTCCCGATTCTTTGGTGGTGTCGTTAAACGCTTTAGCTAAAGCATCTAAGGTAGGTATAAAGGCTTGAGTAAACGCTAGGTTTACCATTCGACCACTAGCTTCCAATCGTAGGTGCAATTCATGTGCCTTGTTTACGGATTCTGCGTATTCGTCAAACTTGCCTCTTGATTCTTCCAATGTCTGAGCAAGACCGACAATATCAACGCCACGAATACCTTTTCCTAAAACTTGAAAAGCAATACCGTTGCGAGTTACGGAATCATTAATTTTTGCCAAGCCAGTAATGGTTTTTTCAAACAAATCCTGCGCTGACAAATGGGCTATATCTTGAAGCGTTACTCCTAAACGAGCAAACGATTCTTGTGCCTTAGCACTACCTAAAGCGGCAGTTTCAACCTTTTGGTTAAAACCTGAGTATATTCTTCCAGTTTCTTCGGCACTACCGCCGTTTTCCTCTAATGCTTTGGATAATTCCAAAACGGAAGCTGTGGTTACATCATTAGCTTTTGCGGTTTTAACAATGGAATCGGCAAACTCCATTGATTTACTAATTAATTCGCCAAATCCTGCAATAGTGCCTAATTCAAGGAGTTTATCCTTGAAGTTTTCCATCATTTTATTAGCGGAAGCGAGATTTTGTTGGAACTCGGTGGTGTCAAGCCCCATCACCACGCCAAGTCGAGCTAGATTGTTACTCATCTACTTTTTTCTCCGTTAATCTCTTTGGCACATTAGGTGCTTGTAATACAAACGCTAATAATTGTTGGCTAGCTTGCTCCTTCTTGTCTTCTTCCGATAATGGCGGATAAATATAATCATACGCCTTTGGAATAATATCTTTTAATGAGTAAGGTTTAGATCCCTCTTTCCGCATGTAATTATAAACACCTGCGGTCAAATTACCTAGAGTTTCTAATATTCCTTGATTACCAATTAATCCTTCATGATATAAAACGCAAATATCATTAAATACTTCTTCCGAGATTGCATCAGGGTCAGCTCCATGTGCCGTTATATAAGCCTTAACCTGCCTACGGGCTGACCGAACTACTTTCCCTTAATTTCCTTATAAGACGGCGAAATAACACTACCAATTTCACCCATTATTTGAATTTGAATTGGAAATGGGAATAATTCTTCCACCATATCGTATGTAATAGTTGTCATGTCAAAGTCCTTTTCCTCGGGAACAATTAACTTGAAAAACTCCAAAATACGATTTTCTGTAATAGCTTTATTCTTGGCGGTTTCCCGCATGGATGTTCCTTTTAACAGAATATCGTTTTCCGTATATTCAATATCCTGTTCCTTTTCAAACTCCTCACGGCGTTCCATAAAGGGCTTTGCAAGCTCTTGAAAGTATTTTTCAATGGTAGCTTCATCTGTAACGGCGATTCGAGCTAGGATAGCCTCATATTCAGCCGTAAGTGGCACTTTGACCTTAAAAGTATGTCCACCTAGCTCAAATGAACGAGTGCGAACTGCATCTTTGTCCTCTAAAAACTTTTTACCTAATGCACTAGCAAATGTATTCATAAATCCTCACTTGTTGTATTTTGATTTGTATCTTTCTAAAACTGTCCTAAGGGAATCGGTTAAAACATTGGTTGCCGCTTGACTTTGACCTTCTAAAGCTGGTCGGAGAAATGGCTTACCGCCCGGTATTTTTGCTGTGCCAAATTCCATAGCTAAAGCACGGAAGTCGGGCTTAAAATCGTTAAATCCCTTTTTTTTCATAGCACTTGCAGGAGCGGTCGTTACCGTTGCGATTACTACATCGGTGGCATTGACATAGCGGGAATGTTTATCTTTGCTTGTAGGCTTTCTAGCTTCGATCCTGAGGGAATCCTGCAAAGCTCCTGAATCTACTGGCACAAGATTACGGGCAAGGCTTAAAACTGGCTCCATAGCCAATCTCATCGCTTTATTCATAATATTTTTGGCATCTTTTTCGCCAAAATCTTCCCTGATTTCATTTACCATGTCGGTAAATTCTTGAAAACCCTCAAATTTAAAGGTTACAGAATCAGCCATTTCCATCACCCTTGATTAATTTTTGATATATGGAATTATTTAGTTTAATTACATAATCAGATATTTCATCAGGGGTAAATTTATCAGCGTGATATTTAGCCATTTCATGTGCCAAATAAATGCCTGTAATACGCTGTTGGGCAAAACCAAACCAATTCTTAACTCCTGAATTGGCTTGGCTTAATAGATAACTTAATAAATCTGAACTATTCTCTATGTTCATCTGTTGGTTCAATCTTATCTTGTTCTTCAGTTAAAACCGCAGGATTAAATGGGTCATTTCCATCGGCTATACATTTGGCGATAGCTTCATCGACATCAACCGCTTCATAGGTATTACCATTAGCAAATTTGATTTTCATAATATTAAGTATTGTTTGACCAACCGTATTGATTGCCACGAGGATGAACTGTAAAAGTGCAAGTTGCTTCTTTACCGGGTGCCGCATCAATTTTAAATTCACTTACACGACCATTAAAAGCATAAGCAACAGTATTTGATCCCGATACAGCGGCAACAACAAAAGTGCGGTCAATAATTCCACTATACGCATCAGCACGAATTAACAATAAACCAGCATCGCTTGGATTCCAAGGGGCAACAATGGTCATTGATGTTGGTTTGCTTTGAGTAGGAATTACATCACTTTGACGACTACCAGCAACCATAAAGTTTGCAGATGCGTCATCTTGACCAAAGGCAGGGATAGCTTCAACATTTAATTGCTGACCGCCTGATCCAGTTCCGTTTGCCGATGTTCCAACAATAGATGCTACTTGACCTGTCCAAGTAGATAATTGGGTTAGAGTTAAAGCTGTTGGAGTTGCACCAGTTTGACACCATAACGATGCCGAAAAGCCTGGGAGAATTTGATTTGGAAGTGCCATTTTAATTCCTTTAGAAAATAATTAATAAATGCTATTTTATGTTGGAATGTCTAAGGTGCAATCCATCACTATCTGTTGCAATCCTACAGTATTATCGTATGTATTGTAAAGCATTACTACATCAGCCTTTGCAATATAAAAGCCACTTGAACCGCCAAATTGCCCATTATATCCATGCAAAGATTGTATTATGGAATTGCCAATACTGAAAGCATCATTCATATTTTGGCAAAAAATGCTAATTTGAAATATAGGGCGATCAATGCCCTTATTATTTTGATTAACACCTGTATAAACGGGTTGGTGGACATTTCGTAAGTTCCACACCACAAATTTAGGCTCTGATGCAAAATTCCTGTTGAAATTAGCGTAAACAGGAACTGGGTTTACTATACTTTTAAGCTGATATTGAATAGCTTTTGCATAATTGACAATATTGTTTTGGCTCATACTGGCACCACAGGATCATTACGATAGCAAAGGAATGTAATATTCATTTTATCGTTGCTTTCAAAGCAATCGGTAATACGCCAATCTTTAGCTCGGTATGTAATACTATATAACTGCTGATTATCAACCATTTGTCTTGTCCAAGGCGTGTAATTCATGGTTAATTTGACTAAATCGGTATATACACGGGTATCCTTGTTGATTTGTAGCCCATTATGGACATCCTGCACCCTTGCCCGTGTGGTAAACCATTTGGACAAAGTGGTGGTGTATTGACCTAAATCATCAACAGAATTGGTTACATTATTAACATCAACCTGCTCATACCGTGCAATAGCCATTTACATCACCAATGGTTTGTATGGGCGTAAAAGTTGATCCACCCCGTATGGAATATTAGCCAATTTGCCGTTAAACGAATTGGAGCGGTTGTTATACAAGTGGGTTAATAAAAGGAGACCAGCTTGTTTAATTACTGGATATTGGGCAATAGGATTGGCGTTACAGGTATATGTGCAAACAATAGGGCTGGTCATAATCTGACTAGCGGAATCAGGAATACCTGATACGATTACCTTATTACCCGTAGGATCATAATAATAGTTTGCAGATGCAATAATTGTATAGACGGGAGGAGTGGCTCCTGAATAATATGCCACTTCCTTAACCACTACTCCAGCTTGACCTTGAAAGGCTTGGCTTACCTCAGGTAAATCAAGGCTCATTTGTGTGCCTGTCATGCCGTTAAAAGTGCCGTAATAGACCTTATATGTAGTTGGGAATATGGACATACCAAGATAGTCCTCAATCGCCATACGGGTCGCCAATTCAAGTCCTTGTAGGTATGAATCTTGGCTTTGATCCTCAAACAAGTTTAATTGCTGAGTTATCTCATCAAGAGATAGCCAAGCCGTTTGTAAATCACGGCTTACCTGTTCAATTTTGTCATAGCTGTACGGATTACGAGTAGTCCCTAAAAAAGGACCATTTGTAAGACTATCTAATGGCATATTAGCCTACCAATCTAACGCCTGCAAACACATCCCGAATGGTGGAAACAACCCGTTTTTCACAGAATAATGTCATAAATCCAGGGTTTGTTTGTTCAAACGCTTGAATTTTCATTATTTCGTTGTCCGCAATGGTAACAAAACGATTCCATGCACATAAATAAACTGGATTATTTCCTGCTCCTGCAACTTCCATATATGGGTTAGGAATAACTGGGAAACCAAAAATGCGAGTTACAGAACCACCATCCATATCTCCAACCTCAAGGAATACTGGCAAACCTGAGCCTGTGCCTGTTAATTCACGGAGATTTTTAATTGTTGTTGGGTGCATCATCCAAGCGGTAGATGGATCAGTCCAATATTGAGCTGGTAAAGCAGAAGCAAGATTTCCAATATCGTTATAGGAAACCGCACTAGCAGAGCCTTGTTGTACTTCCAACACGGTATGTAAACCATTAGTCATAGCTGGACCATTGGTGCCAAAAGCGGCGGCAGTTGTTGAGCCAGCATAAGAATTTAAACCACGCAAGCCCAAAGTGGCACCAGTTTGTACCGTTGTAGAACCAGCTTGGTCGTTGTTAAACATCATGGAAAGAGCTTCTTGTTGTGCAAATTCCAACATAATGTCGCCCACGATTGCTTCATTGATATTATTAATATCCGACATAACTGCGGTACGAATTGGCACCACAGCGTTTATATCACGGACAGGTAATTGCCAAAAGGAAGTAGCAATACCATTAACCGAATTATTACTATTAATTGGATAACCCCACGGGTTATTTGTTCCATTTTGAATGTTGGTGACATCACCAGTTTTAACTACAAAGGCTTCATCTGAGCCAATGGTGGTAATAACTCTCGCACCAGCATTACGAATTGGGTTGTTTTGACGCAAACTTGCAAAAGCATCGTCATAAATAACACGACCACCAACTCCTGAACCAGAGCCAGTAAGAGCAGAGCCAGTTTCATTTAAGTTTACTGTAGCTTCACCCTCTTTAAGGGCGGTTTGGATTGCTTCAAGAATTAAATTTGCCATGATATTCCAAATAAAAAATTAAAAAGAGGGGAGGGGTTGCCTCCCCCGCTTTCTTAGGTTGCTGTACCAGTTGAACGGTAACGGATTGCGCTGAAAGGATCAACTACTGATGTTGCCAAACGCTTTTCACCAAAGAAGGTGATGAAGCCTGGCAATGTCTGATCATAACGGCGTAATACCATATTTAAACGATCAACGATTGTGTGGAAACGAGGCCAATCTCCAAAATACATTGGATATAGGCTGGTTGTTCCAGCAGTACCAGTTGTGGTTTGATATGGTTGGTCAAGATACTTATTAACCACTACATCAAAACCAGCAATACGACCAACAATACCTTCATAGACCAATGGATCCATTCTTTCGAAAATTGGTGTGCCATTTGTATCTACCAAG